ATCTGGTGTCGTGAAGGAACTTATGATGAATATGTCTGCAAAGAGATCAATCGCAGCTATGGTCATCTGGAAATTGAGAATAATATTGTTCTCGATATTGGAGCGAACATTGGTGCCTTCTCTTGTTGGGCTCTACAACGAAACCCTAAGCATCTGATTGCTCTTGAACCAGAAGTGAATAATTTCATAATGTTGGAAAAGAATATCCAGCGTTATTCACCATTCACCATTCATAACGCTGGTCTTCATTCATATCAAGACGGAAAGTCTGTTCTATATCTCAGTAAGACTGGTAAGAACCCCGGTAATTCAAGCACGACTCCGAGAAGAGGTCGTATTGAAATGCCAATTGATCTCATCAGTGTGGATCAACTGTATGAATATCATCCTTTCATTGATGTCGCCAAGGTTGATTGTGAAGGCGCAGAGTATGAATTCATGCCTGCTCTTCTTGATGCTTATCCAAACTTGAAACAGATATCTTTGGAGATTCACATCAATGGTTTTGGCTTGAAGAAAGCTCAAGACCTTCATGATCTAATGCTTTATCATGGTTTTGAAACTGAAATCACACCAAGACTTGACAATGAAAGTCTGTGGCAAACTCTAGCAACTTACTGTAAGATAGGAATTTGAAATGATCCTCAGTGGAAGAACAATCCAGAAACTTCAGATCATGGAACCTTTCTATGGTCGGAGTAAATCCCACGGAATGACGTTCGGTTGTGGTCCAGCAGGTTACGATGTCCGAGTAGAGTTTGACGAGAATGGAATTCAAGAATCAGTATCAATGCTGCCCGGTCAATTTCTACTAGCCTCTACAATGGAACGTTTCACTATGCCTTCTGATGTCTTGGGCATAGTCCATGATAAATCCACTTGGGCACGTCTTGGTCTAGCTTGCCAGAATACAGTGATTGAACCCGGTTGGCAAGGTTGGCTCACACTGGAGTTGACCAACCATGGACTCGATCCTATTCTGATAAAGCGAACCATGCCTATCGCTCAAGTTGTGTTTCATTTCGTAGATGGCGATACAGTTGGCTATCAAGGAAAGTATCAAGATCAGAAAAGAGGACCTGTCCAGCCGATCCTCGAGAAAGGTTAGACTTGTGCCTGCCGGGGCGCTAGGGTAAGCTAAAAGCCAACCCAAGCGCCCTGGAGCTTCCCATGTCTGAGAACAGTATGAAGGGCACGCTAATCAAGCGTGCCTCAGAGTTGGACGCCGTAGCGATCGAGTCACCAATGACCGGCCTCGGTATCCCTGACGTAAACTACATCGGTGGATGGATTGAATGCAAGGCGCTGAAAGCATGGCCCAAAGGAGCGGACAAGAACCCAGTGAAGTTTCCGCACCCGTGGACGAAAGAGCAACAGGTCTGGGGCTATCGCAGAGAGAAGAGGGGCGGGGTGTGTCTGGTCTGTGCGAAGGTCAGCACGTCGTGGTTCTTTTTCTCCGCAACCACGCTAAAGGTGAATAACCTATGGGACAATATGACCCGACCCGAAATGCACGAGTGGGCATTGAAGGTTTTCGAGAAATCACTACCTCCGAAGGAACTGTGCAGCTTCCTGACCTCACCGTATCAGACCTCACCATCGGTGAAAAACTCCTGATATGGCGGCGTCGGGAAGGATATACTCAGCAGCAGGCCGGTCCTGTGCTTGGAATGAGCTTCAACGCTTACAAGGCAATCGAGCGGCAAGAAACGAAATGCGGTCTGGTGAACCAGCCCTACCTCGGGGACTTGTATTCCTACGAGATCTGCTTTATTCTGCGGCGACGTTCAGGGTGGACTATCCCCATGTGCGCCGAGCAGGCCGGTGTCTCACGATACTGGTATAACATGATGGAGCAGGGCAAGGTTTGTCCAGACAGACTTGTGACGTATTGGGGTGAAAATGAAGGGGAATAGCCAAGCATCCATCGACTTCCTGGAGAAGTTCAAACCGGGCGGTCCGTGGACCTTGGGTGCGATTGCACCTGACAGAAAGGCAGTGACGTTCGATACATTCACGGACAAGAAGTCTGCGTTTGCCTTTGTTGAGCGTGAGAACGGTAATCGCAACGTCTACTTCCTTGTCAACGAACCAACTCACGACATCAAGAGCAAGCCGTCCAAGACAGACATCGGTCGTGGTCTCTGGCTGCACGTTGATATTGATAGCGATGCAACTGACCGCGAAGGTCTTGACCGTGACCTTGATATGATGTTGACGCAGCTTACCGACAAGCTGCCAAAAGGTATGCCGAAGCCGACGGCCATTGTCTTCTCGGGAAATGGCTATTGGGGTTTCTGGAAGCTGAAAGAACCTGTGGTCATTGAAGGCACCGAGTCCAAGTGGGAGGACTTCGAGGCATACAACAAGCGACTGGAGCAGGTGTTCGGAGGCGACCACTGTTTCAACGTGGATCGCATTGCCCGCCTTCCTGGGACCATCAACATTCCCAATCCTCAAAAGCGTAAGAAAGGTCGCGTTGAAGTAGAAGCCAAGCTCCTTCAATTCGACCCCAAGCTCGTTTACGATATTTCAGATTTCAAGAAGGCCGCTGGCGTCCAGTCTTCTGGGTCCATGATGGATGGCGGTAAGGAACAAGGCGTTGATATCGACATCGGCAATATCGAAAAGATAGCCGACTTGTCGGAGCTTGACGAGTGGTCAGTGCCAGACCGTGTCAAGATTATTATCGCCCAAGGACATCATCCAGACCAGCCCAAGGAGAAGGACAACTCACGTTCTGCGTGGGTGTTTGACTGCGTCTGTTCACTGGCCCGGTGCGGTGTTCCGGACAGCGTGATCTACAGCATCTTGACAGACCCCGGATGGCAGATCTCATCCAGTGTGCTGGAACTGAAGTCTGGCGCTGATCGCTATGCCCGTCGGCAGATTTCACGCGCCAAGCAATACAGCGAAGACCCAAACCTGCTCATGATGAACGACCGCCATGCCGTGATCGGTAACATTGGTGGGAAGTGTGCTGTCATCGAGGAGGTCGACGATCACCTCAAGCTGCACAACAATCAGACCTTCAAGCGCACCAAGCTGACGATGTCTAGCTTTGACAGCATCAAGCAGCGATACATGAACAAGCGTATCAAGGTCGGCACCACGAAAGAAGGGGCGGACGTCACCGAGGAACTCGGGAAGTATTGGCTCAAGCATCCTATGCGACGCCAGTATGACACGATGCGGTTCATGCCTCTCATTGAGAAGGATGGTGTCTACAACCTGTGGCGCGGGTTCGCTTACGAAGCTGTTCCTGGCGATTGCAGCCTGTATCTCCAGCACGTGAAGGAGAACATCTGTAGTGGAAACGAACTGCACTATGAGTATCTCATATACTGGATGGCGAGAGCCGTTCAGGAACCGGCCAGTGCTGGCGAGGTAGCTGTCGTTCTGCGTGGCGGCAAGGGGACAGGTAAAGGCTGGTTCGCCAGGACCTTCGGCCGTCTCTTTGGGCGACACTTCCTGCACATTGCCAACGCGAAGCACCTAGTCGGCAACTTCAATGCTCACTTGCAAGACTGCTGCATGCTGTTCGCAGACGAAGCGTTCTTTGCTGGCGACAAGTCTCACGAGTCAGTGCTCAAGATGCTGATCACTGAGGATATCCTGCCGATTGAAAAGAAGGGCTACGATGTAGAAGCGCAGCCAAACTTCGTTCATATGATTATGGCGTCCAACGATCCGCACGTTATCCGTGCAACTGGAGACGAGCGACGCTACTTTGTTCTCAACGTCGGCGAGGGCAAGCGGCAGAACGCGGAGTTCTTTGGGCGTCTCAGTGACCAGATGGAAAATGGTGGTTACGAGGCTCTGCTCTACTATCTGCAATCCGTAGACATAAGCAACTTCCAAGTTCGTAACGTGCCACAGACCGAGGCGCTGCAAGAACAGAAGCTGCTGTCCATGAACTATGACGAAGAGTGGTGGTTCCGCAAGCTGCAAGATGGCCGCATCTTTGAAGGCGATGGTGAGTGGGAACGGTTCGCTCAAACTGATAAGGTGACACAGGACTTCGTGAGATATATGGAACTGTGGCGTTTCAATCGTCGCGGTAACGAAACTTCTCTTGGTAGGTTCCTGTCCCGTATGGCACCACATCTCACAAAAGTTCGGCGAAGGGCTACTGTCGATGTGGATGATGGGTTCGCTGGCGGACCGATCCATGACGCATGTCTGGCTGGCGCTGCCGCTGATGCTGCTGGGCTGGGCCGGGCTGGCGACGATGGGCCGCGGGCTGGATGCACTGACTTTGGGCGAGGATGCCGCGGGGGCGATGGGCATCGGGCTGCTGCGGCTCCGTCTGACGCTGGTGCTGGGCACGGCGGCGGTGGTGGGGGCGGCCACGGCGGTGGCTGGTGCCATCGGCTTTGTCGGGCTGGTGGTGCCGCATCTGCTGCGGCCA